AGAGGATCTGTGCTATCCTGAATGTTTAGAGTGTAGGTATAAGTGAACTGCTCAGTAAAGGGGTTGAAGTCCGTGATAACTGATTGGATATCAAAGACAGACCCAACTGGCTTGTTTGGGAAAGGAGATATGGTGTCTAGCTGGTTTTCGATATGCCCTAGGCCATACTCCACTATCCTAGTCTTGAGTACTTCACCATCAGGACCTGTTGCAGTAACCATAGCCAAAGTAGGCAACACAGAACCTGGGATAGTGAACACCTGACCTACTTTCCAGAACTTACCCGGTGAGATAATCTCAAGCCTCGACGGGGTCCTTGTCAAGACACCACGATATAGAAGCGTGCCTTCGTCATCGTTTATGTCGATGGTTTGGTCGTCGTCAAAAGGTACTTGCCTAAAGCTCTTGAAGAAGAACTGGTACTTGTTTGCTTCAACTCTCACTATCCTATCTGTAGTTATGAAGAACGTGCCGCTCTCATTCGCTATTCTTAGGGTGACTTCATTCTTATCATCTAGGGTATAGTTGGTATCTAGGAATCTAGTGTCTAGAGTAATGGAGTTTTCCTGGACCCACCTACCGTCCGACGCTCTAAGAATTGCAGTGTTGGGTTGATAAACTACAATGGACTCATTAAAGAATATCCTGAACAATAGCTCAATTGCGTTTACTGTTCCCTTGGCGTCATAGATTTTTCTGATTAACTTAATGAGCCTTCTATCGTCGACTTTTGCCTTGGGGAACTTACCCGCAAACTCGTCCTTAAGGAACTTGACCAGGTTATCCGCAGAAAGATCAGGGTCTCTAAGAGTTGTCACTTCGAGGTTGTACTGTTCGAGGAACTGGTAGTATGACTCCAGAAACTCGATAAACCTTGGGTAATCAGCCTTTACAAACTCCGGAACTTGCCCCGGTACTAGACCTCTAGTGAACGTTTCCATTAGATTCTGCTATTTGTGATTTGGAATTTGTTGCCGCTGTAGGCTCTGCCCTTGGTTGATTCATCTGCGATCACAGATACTTTCAGCAAGCTCAAATCTATCTCTACAGTTTGGTTTAGAGTGCTTACTATGTCCGCGCTGGCAGGAAGACCGTTTATCTTAAAAGTACTGGTTTCTAGTCTCAGGATGTTTAGGTTATCTAGCCTAAAAGAACCTGTGTTGTAATCAACAGTTCCTATGTTTCCAACGATTCTCCTTATACCTGTCTCGACGGTCTCTAGTCTTAGAGTACCAAGACCATCGTCGGTTATGACGCAAGGTGTGAGGACATCAGGAACAAAGATACCACTTGAGTTGATAGTACCTGGGATAAATGGGTTACCAACTTCTATCCTGTAGTTGTTGACTCTACTGAATACAGGAGTAATTGTCCTATAGAGTCTCATTCTAGGAACAGAAGAGACAAAGGAATCATCAACAGATTCAACTATTCGGCTGACGATGGATTGCCTTAGGATTCTATTGAAACGACCCAGCTCATTCTCGTTGTAATCTATGATTGCTTCTGTGACTAGAGTTCTGAGGGTATCTGGACTCCTACTTGCCACAGTTGTATCATAGTATGCAACCAAGTCTAGTTCTACCTCAATAATGTCGGGGTCAGTAAACTCAGGTATTACAGACACAACCTTGTACTGGTTAAGGATAGTTCTTGTGATCTCGTCTTTTTCGTTCAATGAGAGAGTTCCGCCACTGAAAGTTCTTGCGCTTATGAATACCTTACCATAGACAGGAGGGTTATTGTTTTCCCCACCCCACACAGCTACGTCCCTGATAGAAGGAACAGTCTTGAGAAGAATAGATTCATAGTCCTGAGCAGACACAGCTCTGTTCTGGGACGCATAGAAGTTTGGCGCATTGAAGCGAATCTGCTCTATGTCCTCTGGTTCTGAGCCACCTCCAATGGGCGTTCTCATCGTGAGGTTTGATACTACTCCGCCGGCAGGGTCGGAACCAGAGTAGGTTATGAGTCTAGTTCCATTTGGCGCAGAACCGCTGCTAACCATATACTCAACAGTAACGATGGCGCCGATAGGTGGTCTCTTGCCCACGACACCGTCACCAAATTCAACAGCATACAGCCCATCTAGTTCATTAGTAAAGAACACCGGAGTGTCGCCATCTGCAGATACTAGACTTTCTGTTGGGAGGTAAACCTGGAAGTTTGAGCTTCCTGGCTGATCCTGAACCTTCACCGTAATGGTTGATGTATCTACGTTATCGTTTGGCAACCTTAGACTATTGGACCCGTCGAACTCATAAGTGTTAACGACAGGAGCACCTTCCATCACCCTAACACCCTCGAAGTAATAGTTGAGGTCTCCCTCGTCTCTACCTGCTGTGATATCTTCTTGGGTGTAGAGGGTGTATCTAACTCCTGAGTTCACTACCTGAAAGGTAGAATACTTTGGAAGCGTTATGAAGGGAGGTCTCTCGCCTGATTGATCCAGGGGGACACCGGTTACAACAAAGTCAACAACCGTAGAGGCACACCTATATGACCTTGGTGTGTACCCAAGGCTTTTCGCAATAGAAACAACAGATCCCCTCCTGCTTGCAGAATCCAGGAACACCTCATTAAGAGCCATGTTTGTGTAGACAGCATTGTAATGGGTGTTATAAGCCAGGATATCCAGGAGGATGGACATATTGGAGCCCTCGAAGTCAAAGTCCGTGAACTTGTTCTGGGCTCTGAGGAACTCCTTGAAGTTTTGCTTTATGGAATCAAACTCAAGTTCAGAGATTGATATTCTTCTGTTTGCCATTACCTAGTCCTCTCCAGGGCGAATTGCACGGTTATAGGTGTTTGTGTGTTGATGATGTTAAAAATGATGGTAACACCAACTTCATGATTGTCAGGAACGAAGCTTATTTGAATATCCTGAACTTCCACCCTAGGTTCGAAGTTATTGATTGTTGTTTGTATCTCGTCCCTAAGCATGGCAACCATACCATAGGAAGGAGTGTCGAAAAGGATGTTATTTACGGAGCTACCAATTTCGCTGTGAAAAGGTCTCTCGTAGTGCTTAGTTAGGATCAGGTTCTTAACTGCATTCTTTATGGCCTTTTCGTTAACTTGTACAGGTAGGTCACCAG